CTGGCGAAGGCCAGCAGGTCACGTTTCTGGTCTTCCCAGCTGTCGTCAGGGTTTGCGACATTCATACGCGCACCACCTTCAACCAGTGCAGCGAAGTCCACCGCACCGTTTTCCATCGGCAACTGTTCGCTGGCAGCCTTGATGGCATCCTGCATTTCATAAAAACGTGCAGTGCGGTTGCCATTATCGTCACGCAGACCATTGACCTGCTTTGCCACACCTTTCATGGCATCTTCCATGCTGGTATAGCTTTTTACTGCTGCCATCACTGGCGCACCCATTGCCAGCCCTGCAGCCGTAGTAGTGGCTCCGGCTCCTACGATGCGATCGCGCACCTCCAGCGAACGGGCATAACTGGCACGCGCTGCATTCATCCTGCGCTGAGCTTCCCCCAGTCGCTTCAGCCGCGCCTCTTGTTTCGACAATTCCTGGTTATAACGTGATGTTTCACGGGCTAAACGGGCAGTTGCTCCCGCATCATCTTTCGCAGAAATTCCCGTCCGGGTACAGTTCTGCACGCACAAGCGCCGTTTGCTTCTGCAATATTTTTTGTTTTCTTCCAGGCGTTGGACTGCCAGCGTTTGCCGACCTAAAAGCCACAAGGTGCCGTTGTGATGGTTGTTCCATCGCTTCCAGCTCAGAACTAAGCAAATTTGCCTTCTGTCTGGCATAGTTCAGCCTGTCGCCTAACTTTTTGTTATCGGCCTGCAGCTTGCGAAATTTTTCCAGGCTGTTACCCGCCTGATTGAGTTGCTTTAATGCGTCACGGGAGTTTCTGATTGCGCCAGCCAGCTCTTTCGAACTGGCCTGTGCAGCACGGAATGGGCGGGTGAGTTTGTCAACCGCATTAAGAATGACCTGCAGGCGCAGGTTATTATCACTCATCGTTGGCCCCGCTTCTCTGAATCGCTTTATACCGCCATTCCAGCACTTCGGTCAGCGGCATAACGTCAGTAACGGATGGCGGCCAGTGAAAGATGGTGGCGATATCAGCCACCAGATCGTCAACCGTCAGGCTGTCGGTAAACCGGCAAGCACCGACTTCTTCAACAAAAAGTGAACAACCTCAACCGACATGGCAGTGAGATCTGCCGGGTCCATCTCTGCAATTTCCTGTGCAGTCAGTGCCGGACTGGAAATGCGGGGGATCACGGTCATCATCGCGTTAACATCCATATCCATAATGGCCTGCAGGCGTGTACCGCGCAGCGCACCGGACTGCGGTTTACGCAGCACAATTTCGGTAATTTCTGTTTTACCGCGGCATGATGGGGGTATCCAGTTGAATGGTCTTTTCAGTCTGCTTATCGCTCATTTTGTTGTCCTGTAAATTGGGTTCTGGCGCGGTATCCCGCGCCGTTCAGATAGATCAGAGGCCGAGGGCGTTGCGGTGCGCTTCCATCAGGTCCACACCGTCCACAATTTCCACCATGTTGATAAGGTCCACTTCATAGAGCACCTCACCATTGATGGTCAGCTTCGCGTAGCTGTTGGTACTGGTCACTTTGGTGGTGTTGCTTTCGCCCGTCTTCCACTCACCGGAATCCACTTCTTTGTGACGTCCACGCACCACAAGCTCCACGGCCTGCACTTCCCCCGGTATCGTCACGCTGGATAGAGCCGGTAAAGCGCAACTGGATGCCATCCACCGTGGCTTTGCCCATCTGCTTAAACAGCAGCAGTTCAGTACCACCAATGGAAAATTCTGTGTCCAGCGCACTGTCATCAAGCCCCAGATCCACATCCACTGCCCCCGGCATTCCGCCGCCGCGATACTTCTCATATTTGCGGGTGAATTTCGGCAGCGTCAGCGACTCAACGATCCCCTGCCAGTTGTTCCCGTCGTTAAACAGGTTCAGGTGTTTTAATTTGCGTGGTAAAGCCATGTTGTCCCCTTACGCGCTGACCTGGCTGGCGAAATTCACCAGGTACTGATCGGTGATGCGCTGACGCAGCATCAGATTTTCAAGTGGCGGCACTGGCGTGTAGTCGTAGTCGATCGTGAGTTTCCCGGCTTTCAGAGTGTCTTTGTCGTTCACCGACTCGTCCAGCCAGCAATCACCACCAATGAGATACCCCTGACTGACCAGGCTGCGCATTTTGGCGCGGATACCTTCGATAATGTCGCGAGCCAGCGACGGATTCAGCGGTTTGTCCACCGCCCACATGTGCGCTTCTGCCATCGTGTCCGTCAGTACCTGCGCGGTTCGGGTGTAGTTTTCGAAGGCAAAGAGCGGATCATCGCTCAGACAGCGGGAACCCCAGAAGCGGAAACCGTCTTTGCGGATAAGCGTGGTAACGTCGTTCTGGTTAAGCAGACCTGCATCGGTTGCCGGGTCCTGCAGATCCCAGAACACATCAGCAGAAATTCCGGTGACACCGTTCACGCCCACGTTGGACAGGCTTTTGTGCCATCCGGTCTGCTCATCAATTTTGGCGCGCAGACCGAGCGCACGGGCGGTGGCATATGCCGTTGCTTCGGCATTCAGCACCGTGTCCCAGCCCGTAAAGTCAGGCCAGATCAGCATCCCTTCGCGCTGGCTGAAGTTTTCACGGTAAGAGATCGCCTCCTGTACCGTCTTGCAGCCATACGCTGACAGGTAAGCAAACCCACGCAGGCTTTGCGCCACGCTCAGCAACTCAGTCGCAACGGCTTTGTTATCGTGGCCTGGCACGCCGAGAATGCGCGGTTTAACGCCGAGCTGTGACTGGGCAGATAACAGGGCTTTCATACCTGTTTTTTTACCTTCAGCAGTCACTGCGCCGATGATATTGGTCGTGGTTTCGTCTTCCGTTTCACCCTGCGGCACACGCACAACAACGGTCACGGGTTTTGCCTGGTCAGCGATGGCATCCAGCGAACGGGCCAGAGTACCGGACTCACCCGCTTTACCGCTGGCAGTCAGCACATCAGTGATCAGCACGGGTTTATTAAGAGGAAACATTTTTGCATCGGCATCATCGCCCGTGCAGACCATACCCACGATGGCGGTGCTCACCGTGGTAATGGATCGGGTGCCTTCGTTGACTTCAACAACGCGCACCCCGTGGTGGTAATCCTGAGCCATAGTGGCGAACCTCCTGATTGGATTAGGCTTCGCCCTATGTTGAAGTGATTGTGCCTGACAAACAGCTAAGCGCAGTTGTACCGTTATTCATACAAAATGACGGTATTTGTCTGCTTGCAGGGATAATCAACATAATGCTGATTCAGGGGGATTCATTGCTCTTATTTGCCGGAAATTTTCTATAAATTGTGGAAACACCTACATCAAAAATCAGTGCAATACGCTGTCTTGATTCTCCGGCCTCGAGTAAACGTCCAATCTGTGCCCACTGTTCGGTGGTCAACTTAGGACGGCGTCCACCTACTCTGCCTTTGGCGCGAGCTGCAGCCAGCCCCGCCCTGGTACGTTCAACTATCAGTTCGCGCTCCATTTCAGCCAGGGCCCCCATGACATGAAAAAAGAAACGGCCCATTGGGGTACTGGTATCAATACTGTCAGTCAGGCTTCGGAAATTCACGCCACGCTGGCGCAGCTCTTCTATCAGCGTAACGAGATGCCGCATACTGCGCCCCAACCTGTCCAGCTTCCAGACAACCAGAGTGTCACCTGCCGATAGTGTCCTGAGTAGTTTTTTCAGCCCCGGTCTGTCGGACTTAGTGCCACTGATTTTGTCCTCAAAAATCCGCTCACATCCCGCGCAGTTCAGTGCATTACGTTGCAAATCGGTGTTCTGGTCATTTGTTGACACGCGTACATAGCCAATAAGCATGATCATCCCCCTGAATAAAAACCGGAGATGATGCCAGTTAGCTGTTACCTCTGCATTTTCTTAAACGTTGGTTTGGGAGAATTATCTCTGGCTGGCACTGCATCGGGTGTCATTGGTCTGAATGGGTATGTAACGATTCCGTTAATTATTTCAGGTTCCCGGAGAACACTGATTATTCAGTGGGGGCAGGCGAGATTTGGTGGGTCTGGTGGTGAAGATGCCGGATATCTTAATGATTTTCCTTTTGCCTTTCCGTCAGCATGTTATGGGGTGATAGTTAGTCATGTGGGGTATACACCTTCAGGCGCAGGAATCCTGTCGGCTTCTGCAATTACATCAAATCAGTTCCGCGGTTTTTCAAGCATAGCGACTGCTGCAAACGCTGTATTTGGTCGTTATATCGCTATAGGGGTGTAATATGTTTTATAGTCCATCTTTAAACATTTTTGTGAATCCTGCACTTAAGGATGATTACATTAATGCAAATTCATGGCCAGATGATGCTCTGGCTGTCAGTGATGATGTTTATAATGAATTTGCAATAAATACGCCCCCAGATGGCAAAATTCGTGTTGCAGGAGAAAATGGATTACCCACATGGGCACTAATACCTCCACCATCACATGAAGAACTTATTCAACAGGCAGAATCAGAAAGGCAATTATTGCTTAATCTGGCCAACGAATACATGAACAGTAAACAATGGCCCGGTAAAGCCGCTATTGGTCGTCTGAAAGACGAGGAACTGGCGCAATATAATTTGTGGCTGGATTACCTGGACGCACTGGAGCTGGTTGATACCTCCAGTGGGCCAGATATTGAATGGCCTACGCCTCCGGCAGTTCAGGCCAGATGACATCCGGCGCTGTGCTGGTATCTGTTGCCGTCACCGCGTCAATGTAATCCAGCACAGTGTTAAGTCGGGTGGTCTCTGCCTGCATCAGCTGCCGCCCGGCCTGCAATTTAAGTTGAATCAGACTGATGGAAGCCATTGCAGTATTAATCAGTGACTGACGCTGTACTTCTGCCGCGTCTACTGCGGCGCTATGCTGTGCCTCAGTATCGGTCACCCATTTCTTACCATCCCATTTATCGAATGGCGTTAACGGGGCGATAGTGGTTGTATTTTCAGGATAATCACCCGGAGCTGTGATTTCTTTGGCGTCTCCCGTTTCGATGTTATAGACGATTTCACTGCGATGGTCTGGCACATATTCCCATGAGTTTAAATCCATCGAACGGCAGATAGCATAACCCGCCTTATGTATACCAGGTTCATCCAGACAGGAATATGCTGGGATACCGACACCAATGGCAAGATATTCATTTGAAGTAGAAATATATTCCCGAGTTTTACCATCATAGTTATAGACGGTAATATTCCCCGCCTTCGTGGCAATAAGCTCGCTATTTAATACGGCGTTATCCATTATGCAGCCCTCACGATATAGTTAAATGCAATATTTCGTGGACGGGTTTCACTCCCGCCAGTATTACCGATACTCCCTCGTGAATGAAGTGTCGGTGATGGGATCAGACTCCCTCCTGTATTTGTGGCATCAAGTCCCCGTCCTTGTGTGTATGTCTTTTTGAAAATCGTAGCCAGTTCCCATTCATCTTTTGTGTCGTAACCATCATTGGCAACAACAATATGGCGGTGTTTTTCCAGCATCCCTGTCTGAATGCTCAATAAAACACGTCCTGCATCAATACCGCGCCCGTCATCCCAGCCACGAATAAACTCACCACGTAAATCAGGCAATTTATTTGTCGGATAAGCCTTTGCCAGTTCCGGGTATTCTTCAGCAGAAAAAGCCGCACCGTTGCATTTCAGCCAGCCTGTTGGCGGTGTGGCTGAAGGCCATGGAACAGGCACACCAACAGGTAATGCAGAGCCTTCTCCCAAACCAAGGTATGTGAGAAGACCAGCTACATCTTTTCCACTCAAATTGGTAAGCGTATTGTCCAGCGGTTGTTTACCTGCCAGCGCATTAAGCATTGTCGTGGCAAAGTTCGGATCATTCCCCAGTGCCGCCGCCAGTTCGTTCAGTGTATCCAGTGCAGCAGGTGCAGAACCCACCATTCCTGCAATCGCCGATTTCACAAAAGCCGTAGTGGCAATCTGTGTATTGTTGACCGACTGCGCCGCCGTGGGGGCTGTTGGCGTTCCGGTGAGTGCCGGACTCGACAACGGTGCTTTTAGTGCCAGCGCATTGTTAATGGTGGTACTGAAATTCGGATCATTGTTAATGGCTGCGGCTATTTCTTTCAGCGTGTCCAGCGTGGCTGGCGCACCATTAATAAGGGCCGTCAGTGCCGCCTGTACAAACGCAGTGGTCGCAACCTGCGTGGTATTATTCCCCGCCGCTGGCGTTGGCGCTTTGGGGGTTCCGGTAAATGTCGGGCTGGCTTTTGGCGCGTACTGTGAATGAGGGTCCTGTGCAGCAAGATGTTTTGCCATCAGGTCATCCACGTACACCTTCAGCTCCAGTACCTTGTCATCCACATACTTGCGGGTTGCCAGCACTACAGCAGGGTCGATTTTCAGGGTGATATTGTCCGTACTGCTGGTAATCAGCACCATGCGCACGGTCTGGGTGCGCCCGCTGCCTTCAGCCAGTTGCGGCTTATAGCTTTCCGGGCAGTTGCCCACGGCAATCAATGCCCCGGACTCATCAAACAGGCCCACTTCACGTATCCACCAACCGCCCTCGTTTTCAGGGATCACCTGTTCAGCAATAATCTGGCTGCTATTCTGCGGGTCGATATAAAGCATATTCAGCGCAGCCCGGCGTTTCTCATTTACCAGTGCCGTCTGCTTTGCGTCCGGCGTTGGCAATACTCCGCCGCCATCGCCCACCGCCATATGGGTAATTTTTAGCGGCACACCGAGCGCGGCGGCGCTGGCAAGTTTCGCCGCGCCAATATCCGTCAGCAGGGTATAAAATTTTGTGCTCATGGATTCACTCTCATTGTGTCAATAACATGGACCGCCCCGCCTTCATGCGCGGTGCCACCGGAAATAATCGTTTCGTTGATATACGGATAGATCGTGATTTCTTCGCCAAGATAGCTGGCGGCTCCCACCCAATGCGGGCCGCTGGTCTGCAGATTGATGGACATGCCGATCATGTGGCGGCTACATGGTTTGGCATCGCTTATCAGTCGCTCAAGTTCCAGATAGGTATCTTCAGTGATGCCCTGGTCCTGCACGCCGATATCCAGGCGAAACGTGCCCGGTGCCTCTCCGGTCTGCCACCACTCAATAATGCGGATCAGAAAGCCGAACGGCTCCACCACCCGCCGCACGGCACTGGTGGTCCCTTTATGCTGATGAATATAAAAAGCATCCTTCACCACCTGGCGCTTGACGCTTTCTGTCCAGCCCTCGTCCCAGCGATCCACAGAGAACGCCCAGGCGAGATAAGGCAGGAAACTGACCGGACAGGTTGCCGGATTCCACAAGTCACGCAGCGGCACCTGCAGATCAGAAATCCCGCTGCAGGTTTGCGCCAGTCGGCGCTCCAGTGGTGTTGAACCCGGTGGCAGCAGACTATTCATCCGTTCCTCCGTTGGTTACGCTCCACTGCGTACATGATGCCGCCTGTGTTTTGTTCAGGACCACATCCGCCAGAGGAGAAGCCAGCTCCACACGCTGCACCCCCTCAACATGCAGGGCGGCAAAGATGGCGCTACGGCGAATATCCCGACCAAGACGCGTCTGACTGGCGATGTACTTCTGCAGGCTGGCTTTTGCCGCTGCCATTACCGGCTCTGCTTCCGGTCCAGGATAGAGAAAAATGGTGGCTTCCACGCGATACGGGATGATTTCTGCGCTGCGAACCGTAAGACGGTCAGCCACCGGGCGGACGTTCTCACTGTTCAGAGCTTTTTCCACCACGTCCAGCAGGTCTTTTTCTGCGGTTCCATCGCCTTCGCGGCTAAGGACAGTCAGCACCACCTCTGCAGGTGCCGGGCTGGTTGCACTGGCATCCGCCACCCGACCGTCGGCGCTTCGGGCATGAAATTCATAAGCTGCAGTTGGCCCCGCAACAGAAAGCCCTTCAAAGGCTGCAGGCACACGCAGGCGTAACGCTTCATCGCTTTCCATCACAGCTGCAACGGACGGCACAGCGTCATTATCAGCAGGCGTCACCGTCAGGCGTTTCACGTTGTAGTTGGCAGCGAGCTGGTCAAGATCGCTGCCCATCGCGTAAGCCACCATCACAGCCTGCGCGGCTTCGTTAATGCGCTGGCGCAGAAGCAACTCACGGTAAGCATTCTCCTGCAGCAATTTGGTGACGGGTTCAGATTCCAGTTCCAGCGTGCGGATCACTGCTTCCTGCTCATCTTTCGGATGAAGCGCAACAAATTCGGCCTTGCGTTCGGCAAGCAGCGTCTCAAAGTCCGGCACATCCACAATCTGCGGCGCAGGCAACTGCGAAAGGTCAATCACTGCCATTCTCTGCTCCTGTTGATACGGAAAGGGAAACAGGCACACCGTTATTACGCCGCCCGTTCAGCGCCACCACCATTGAACCGTCAAAATTGCTGTTAATAGTGATGGAATCCAGCGTCAGCCGTGGCTCCCAGCGACTCAGTGCCACATACACAGCCGACATAACCTGCAGGCGTAACGCCGGATTTTGTGGCTGATCTATCAGTGCCGACAGCAGGGAACCATATTCCCGACGAGCAATGCGGCTACCCTGCGGCGTCAGCAGAATGTCCCGCACCGACTGGCGCAGATGATCAATATCAGTAATGACTTTGCCGCTGGTATTGTTCATCCCGCTATAAAGCGTCATACCGGGCCTCCGGTTGTATCGCCGCCTTTCAGGACGCCAGTATGCTGATGCGCATCAACCACAATTCCGTTAGAACTCATCGCTCCGCCGCCCTGGGTAACGCCACCATTGATCACCACTTCGCTGTTAATGCGCGTGCGGTCAGCCTCCAGTACAAACTCACTGGTTTTCATGGTGATGTTGTCAGCAGCCTCAATGACCATTGATTTGATGCCCCTGACATACCAGCGCCCGGTGGCGGGTTCGTATTCAAACCAGCCACCGTCAGGATGTTCTGTCACGCAGGCGTCCGCCGACGTCGACGGTGGTGCGAACTGATTCGAATAGACAGCGGGCAGCGCAAAGGCGGTTTCCAGATTGCCGCCCAGACTCAGCAGCACCACCTGCTCACCTTCCGATGGTCGCCACCATGTACGGGCATTCCCGGCACGCAGCGTCAGCCAGCTGATCCAGTTGGTTTCAAGCTCGCCCGTTTTCACCCGGCAAAGCCAGTTTTCCCTGTCCACTTCGGTGACTACCCCTGTGCGGATCAGGTTGGTGATAAGGCGCATGATTTCGGTTAATTGTGCGTTCATAGAGAAAGGTTGCCATCAGGGGAAGAAAGGCGGCAGTGCTGCAACTTGTATCAGTGCTGATACAAAGATCACCCCGCCAGCCATTGCAGAATCATGTCGCGGGTCATTGCCTCAACATCATCATTTACACCCAGCAGGCGGCGCTCTGCGTAACGGACCCTCCGGTCCTTTGCGACTGACGCGATCACGCAGACCGTAATGGTGAACACGGGCAATACGCTGCACCTTGCCTTCAAACTGTACGCTGGCAGAGTCGGCGCTGGCGGCAGTTTTCAGGTATTTTGTGGTGCGCAACTTTGCAAACATCTGACGTTTGATGCGGCCTTTTTTGCTGCGTGCTGTTACCCTGCGCGGTTCATAACTGCTGCCATCTGGATTGCGCTGCATCCTGATATTCTGCTGCTGTGTCCGGCGCAGTTCCTGCGCCAGCTGGCGCATCATGCGGCTTCTCGTGGCTGGTTCCAGATTCGCCAGCAAGGCACTCAGCCAGTCGTCCACCTTCTGCAGTTCAGCCACGTTTCACCGTCCACATTTCTTCAGGTTCATCGGGTTCTGCTACAGCTTCAACGCTCGACACACTGCCGTCAGTACTGACCAGCACACGTTCCGTCAATTGCAGGTTAAGGCTGATATCACAGACATCGTTGCGCAAAATATCCACCTCAAAGGTGAATAGCTTTTCCCGTAACGCCGGGTTATTGATGGCATCGGGCTGGTTATCCCGAAGCCACAGTAAAACCGGGGCCATCAGCAGATTCTGGTCGCCACTGAAATCCTCTATCACCACGTTCAGGGTATAGCGGTACTCCCATGACATGGAGCTGGCCCCCGTGGCAACCAGCGAACCGTTATCCACAAACAGATGCAGTTTGTCCGGGTTATTGCGGACATAAGGCACCGCTTTATTGAGGGCGTGGCGCAGGGATTGTGGTTTGTTCACTGTTTCGCTCCTGACACGCAATAATCATGTCCACTTTGTCTGCACAGACCGCCCAGGCGGCCTCCGTTTCATCCAACAACGCGTTCAGATCACCGTTAGTGCGCGGCGCTGCCTGCTCCAGCCGACACGGTGTCACTCGCGGACAACCACTGACGATAAGCTGCACCTCCGGTGAGTGCCGAACGTTCCCGCAGCCGGATAATGTCAGCAGGCAAAGGAGTATCAGCCCAGCGGCGTAAATCCTCGTTCTCACGTTTCAGTTCCTCGATCCGGTGTTGTCGTTGTCTCAGCAGCGCGCTGGTCTGTTCTGCTTCGGCATAGAGCCGCGCCTGCTCCCGGTTATTGGTTTCAGTCAGAATGGACAGGCTAATAAGGCTGGCTGTTGCTCTTTGCCAGTGCCTGGCTTTTGCTCTGCAGCTCGCCTGCCTGCGTGCTAATGGTCTGGCTGGCATCAGCCAGCCGCCACGTCTGCCAGCCCAGCGCCGCCAGTAATAACGCCAGCACAACCAGCAGCAACCGGTTCATGCTGCTACCTGTTGCGCCATCTGATTACGGGTGATCCAGAAGGCAATAACGGTCAGCAGATAAAAGACCAGGGTAATAGCCCACCCCGTCCAGGCGAGACTTACGACAATCAGCAATCGCATCACCCAACTGATAAATACGTTTTCTTTTCGGGTAATGGTCTTCAGCAAAGATCCCCTTAACTCCTGCCAGAGCGGGCCATTCTTAATTAACGCAGCCAGTGCTACCGGAATTACCGCCCATGTCAGCAAACAGGCTACCCAAACGCCGGACGCTGCCAGTACCGGAAAAATCCCCTGCGGATACACCATTGCTGCGATTAACAGCGCCATCCATAACATCAGAAACAGTCCGCTGATTAATTTCTTTTTCATTTCAGTTTGCTCCCTGTAAACACCAGGCCATCTCCCGCGCACGGCGGTTATCCAGCCCCTGATTAAACACACCTTTTACATACACCCAGCGCGGCAACTGTCGGCACGCATCCGCCCAGCGCCGCTGGTTGAGCAATTTCACCAACGTGGAACTGCAGGCATTGCCCGTTCCCACGTTGAAGGCAAACGACACCACCGCGTCATACACCTTCTGCGGCGGCTGTTGCTTCACACACCTTTCCAGCACCCGCTCCACACGTAGCACGTTGGAGATCAGCCCTTCTGCTGCCTGTCGTTCCGTAATGGTTTTGCCGGGAATGACGCCCGACGTATTACCAATGCCGTCGGTCCAGACACCCGCGCTGCACTGATACGGCTGCAGACGACAGCCTTCGTAATCGGCAATCAGTTTCAGTCCCTCCACGGAGGTGTGAAGCTGCTGAAAACCCGGCAGCGTGGCAGCAATAGCCAGCACGGTCCCGACAAGGCAGCGTTTAACGATTGATGGATTCATAATCCTCCCGCGAGATCTGCCCGTCGCGCAGAAGCTGGTAGGCTTTGTGTTTGTAGTACCAGTTGATAGCCAGCATCAGCACACCAATCATCAGGCCCCCAGCGTTGAGGCATCCTTGATGGACAAATCGCCCAGCCAGGCCAGCACGACGGCGATGCAATACGTGATAAAGGCGCTGATTCGCTCAAGTGTCATAATTCAGTCCCATAGCTGGACGGTCTGCACGGTGGTGGTGGTCGGAATGTCCGGCAGCTCCACCTGCAGCCCGTGAGGTAAAAGGGGCCGTATTCGGCAAGCCCCGGATTTGCCTTCAGTACCTGCTCCGTGACACCCTGTGCGCCCGTAATGACGCCAGCAAAGCGCGTCCACCGTGTCATACTGATGCGCACGCACTTTCATCAGATAAGCTCCACTGTGCAGTGCGGCGCATCCTGCACCCGGCTGATGGCCCAGCGGGCGTCACGCCATAAATCACCGCTTGCTTCCGCCAGTTCCTCGCCCCGCTTCACACCGGATGCCGTGGCGTCATAGTCCTGGTAACGTTCGTTGAGCATGGCGCGTGCCAGCAGTAAACCGCGTTGAAATAGTGCTGAATGCGCTCACTTTTGCCGTCCAGCTGTTCCGCCGGAACCTCTGCCAGCGAGGCATACCCCAGCATCTGCTGGCGTCTGCGAAACTCATACAGCTCAGCGTTGACCTCCGAAATTGCCGACAGGGCAACCTGTTTTAAACGCGGCTGCGTCACCGTGCCGTCAGAGCGCATGACACTGCGAAACTCCGACAGGTCCACATCAGGCCAGAACGGCGTATTTCTGATGATTTCCGCCTGTTCCGGTGCCTGTTCTGGCGCAACAAACTTCATGCTGCTTTCTCCTGAAATAGAGGGCGGTGGACGGGGTTTTGATGTGGCGGTGCCTTTCGCCACCCGTGCCGCCCGTGCGCGGGGCCACGTTCTGTCAGCG